TGATTACTTCCACAGTCTGTAAATTTACACCAAACAACAGTACCATATTTCTTTTTTACATCTTCTATAGTAGGAAGTTTCTTAGGAAACTTATCTTTATATTCCCTTTTAGGTTCTTCCTTTTTACCAGGAAAGAACATTTGAAAACCTCTAACTACTTTAGTTAATCCACCACCTAACATTATACTAACCTCCTCTTATTCCATAACGCTATGCAAATTGCATCAGCGTAATCTTGTTCTGGGAATTCGTCTCCCCACTTTTCTATTGCATATTTCATTATATCTTCTTTTTTAGCTTGACCATTACCTAAACAAACTTTCTTCCAAGTCGCTTGATGCACAAACTCTGTTCGTATATTAGCCGTTGCAAGTAAAGCCCAAACTGCACCAACCACCCTAGCAGTTATTGTGTATGCTCTACTATTTCTAACAGGTATTGCGTTCTCCAAAGAAGCTTTGTAGCCTTTTAATGATTGTACATCATTATTAAAATTAGTAATAAGCTCAGGAAACCTTTCCTCAAACTTCGCTTTTTTATTACAGTCCCACTTCAACAACTCTACTAACTTTTCTTCCTCGTCAATAATAGCTGCATGTATAGCGAAACTTGACGTATCAAACCCTATATAATGCTTCATAGTACATTATACTAACTTTTTCTAATTCGCTTGTGTTCTAAGAGTAACAATCCTACTTACCGTACTATAAAAGGTGTCATATGCTTTCAATAACCCTAATTCTCTTTTCAATATAGCTTCTAATTCTATAATCTCTTTACTCAATTCAGCTAACTCATCATTATCAGCCATAATTTGACCTCTAATTTCTTCTTTAGTAGGCTTCCTACCACCTCTATTCATACTTACTACTTTGTGAGATTGTATACTATACAAGTCATCAAAAGATGCTTTTAGTACACTAACCTTAGATTCTATTTGAGTGGTCTTAATTTCTAGATATGCTTTATATCCTCCATATATAGCCAAAAAATCTTCTATCTCTTTATTATCATAATGAGTTAATTTAGAAAAATCTAAATCTTCTCTTTCTTTTAAATCTATATTTATACGTGGTAAATTTAAACTACCAATAAAACTGTCTACTTTTTTTATAGAACTAGATATGCTTTCATTAGGACTCATCTTCAACACCTTTCACTTTTTTACATACACAATACCAGAACCCGGTGCATTCATCAGGTGCTATTGTCATTGCTTGTATATCAAAACATCGTTTTAAAATGTCAGCCCACGCTTCTTCATCACGCTCAATTAAAAAAGCTTTTATGTTTTGGTCATCTTTACATTCGTATAAAACTGTACCATGGTCATAACCAGACATGTTTAAATACATTTGAAGTTGTATGAAGTGCTCTGGCTTCGCTGCAGAAAGTTGAGTAAAGCCAAACTTATTAATTGACTTCAACTCTACTGGTAACTCTCCATACTCTAAGTGCTTTATCAAAAAATCCATTCTTCCAGAAATAGGAGGAAGGTCTTGTTTTAAAGAAATTTCTC